CGCTTCGTGCAGCATCTGCGCGACCACTTCCCACACCCGCTTCGTGTCCTCGCGCTTCGTTCGCTGCGCCATGCACACCGCCACAAACTCAGGGCGTTCCAGCAGCACGGCCAGTGCTGCCGCCTGATCTTCGCCAGGTGCTGAGCCGCCCGAGCGCCAGATGCTCACGGTGGCGCGAGAAATATTCAGAAGGCGAGCGATGTCCGCGTCATTGCGTGCAATGCGGCGGTCAATCAGTTCGTCCAGATAGCTGCTAACTGTTCGCACGGTGTCCTCCTGTCTGTATCTGCTTGCCTGTTAGCAGGATAGGTTGTTTGAAGTTGCTTGACAAATTGTCAAAAGGTTTCTAACTTTGTTAGGAGACTTTTGACAGTATGTCGTCATGACCCACCCCGGCCACCTCCGCATGATCGAAGACCTCGAGCGCCAGCTTTCGGCGCCGATGCCCGATCCTGTGCGCCGGTCGAAGAAGCGGCATCTGCAGAAGGAGCTGGACCGCGCCCGCCGGGCCGGCTTCCATGCCCAGGCGATCCTGGACGCCCAGCGTCGCGGAAGGGGTTTCAAGTGAAATCCCATTTCGCATATTCATTCCGCGTGCTAGATTCAGCGCGTAACACTCCTCCCTTTACCCGGTGCCGAACCCACTCCCTGAGGCGTCTTACCGGGCTTCTTATTCCGCGGGGTGATCGCTCGTGATCACCCTGCCTGTCTTCACCTGGATCTTCATGCGCTGCTACGACTGCGCCTTCCTGTGGCGGGAAGCGCGCTTGTCGTTCGCCGGCCGTGTCCTCCGTCCTGCGCTCTCCGGCATCTGCATCGAGTGCGGTTCCATCGAGACATTCGAGCGCGGTCGCGCCGCGCCGGGACCGTCGGGCACGGCCGGCGCGTCCGCGCCCCCCCTGACTAATAGGGGGGGAACAGTCCAGTCACACCCCAAACCCCGCGCGGGAACATCCTGGAGGAGCAGACATGTTCGCTTCCGTTGAATCTCATTGGCCCCGCAACCGGCACGGCGAACGCTACGTGCTCGGAAAGAAGGGCGAAGAGTCCGTCGTTCTTGAAACCAGCACCCGGGGTGACGGCAAGGCCTTCATCGACTGGCTGACCGTCACCTTCCCGGTTGCGGCCATCGACGCGAACAACGGATGGGACGTTCCCGAGTTCGTCGGTACCGAAGACGCTGCCCTCTACCTCTCGCTGCGCCTGGAAAAGATCCTCGGCTTCGGCATCTACGCCAAGCGCGAGAAGGGTCACCGCTTCTACCGCCACTCCTGGTCACTCGGCGAGGACGGCCGTTACGGCTTCATCGCCGTAGGCGGCCAGCGCGCAACAATGCTCTTCGAGCTGACCGGCGAAGGCTGCATGCACGCAACGCCCGGATGGGAAGCCGCGATGCACGCCTTTCTCACCTCCGGCGCCCTGACCGCAGGTGAGCTGACCGGCGCGAAGATCACCCGGATCGACATCACGCACGACGATCACGAAGGCAGCTACGACGTCGACCGCGCCTTTGACGACTGGAGCAATGACCGCTTCAGGCTCCCGCAAGCCCCGCAGTCGCCCGCCATGAACCAGGTCGGCAACTGGGCACGCCCGGACGGCCGGGGTCGAACGCTGTACGTCGGCCGTCGCCAGTCCGGCAAGTTCCTGCGCGTCTATGAGAAGGGCAAGCAGATGGGCGACCGTGAATCGCCCTGGACCCGGATCGAACTGGAGCTCAAGGCCGAAGACCGCGTCATCCCCTTCGACACCCTGCTCAAACCCGGCCACTACCTCGCCGGCGCCTATCCGGCGCTCGAATGGCTCAACGAACGACAGTCCCGCATTGCCACGGTGCGCCACGCCGCCAAGAAGGGATACGAAGCCATGGTGCGTTACGTGCGCCGCGCGGCCGGTGCCGCCCTGGCGGTCGCCATCGCCATCAACGGACAGCAGTTCGTGCAGGACCTGGTCGCCGATGTCACCACCGACGAGATGTACCGCCAGATGGTCAAGCGCTCGCTTGACATGCCCACCTATGCCGTCGCCGATCAGGCCGAATCGGACCACGACGTATCAGGCCGCCAACTGATGAAGGGAAATGACGATGTCCATTCTGTTTGATCTTGCCGAAGACCAGATCCGCACCGAACGCCGTGTTGTGCTGGGTGCCCGTGGACGTGAATTCACGCTCGATAACGGCACCCACTTCGACTACACCGAAGTCTTCCTGACCGTGCCGCTGTCGCGTCCGGACGATCCCAATCCGATGAGCTGGGGCCTCGGCCTCGAAGTGCTGAAGATGCCCGGCAGCAAGAACGCCATGGCGATCAAGGAAGCCGATGCCTACATGGCCGAAATCCAGATCCGCGAGTTCCAGGCCGGCAAGGACGTGAAGAAGGAAATCGTCTCGGTAAAGCCCTTGCACCTGCTTGGACAGCAGAAGCAGGCATCGGCACCGGCATCACAGGCGCCGAAGGGCTAACCTGAAGTTCAAGCGTTTCGCATGCGAAACGCTCCTCTCAACCCCTCAGGGAGTACGACATGAAAATCGAACTAAAAGGCAACGGCCTGACCGTGAATGGTCAGCGTGCGAAGTGGTGGCAGACAGCGCTTGCGCTGCTTGCCGCTCCGTTCCTGTTCCTCTTTCTGCTGGCCGATGCGGTGCTGAACGCACCGGGCAAGTTCGGCATGTGGTTCTGCAACACGCTCGGTCGCGCTGGCCTGCCCGAGATCGGTGGTGCGCTGCTGCAGCTGCGCTACCCGAGCCGGCGTATCGATTGGCGCCCCGAAGGTGACCACCCCGACCGGTTGGCTTCGCTGGAAAGCAAGGGCCTCGACGTGTCAGCGCTGCGCAAGCCGCACTTCGCGTGCATCCACGTTGTGAAGATCAGGAGGGAAAAAAGAAACGGCCGCGAGTAGCGGCCGGGAATCCCCTTTCGACGGGGCTTGCCCGCGTTGAAAGGAAAAATCATGGAAGTCAGAAAGTACCACGTACGTGTCCGTAACAAGATGATCGTTTTAACGATTGCCACCGAAAGCGGAGCTTTTCGGGGTGTCGTGATGAGGGTTTCGGACTATTCACCCCCGTGGGGCGTGCATGGCTGGGATACGGGCGATGGCTCGGAACTCGCAGACAGCTGGTTTGACACGATGGAAGAAGCCCAGCGCTATCTACGTGATCACCTGCGTCGCAGCGAGTTCGAGGAACGCTATGTCTTGTTCCGGCTTTGCCACTTCTCTGAGGTGATTGAGGAGTACCAGACCGAAATCGAATGGGTTCCACGTTTCATGAGTGTCAAAACGAAGTAACACCGGTAGTCGCAGTCATTACATCTAACTAAACCTGTTTGCGGGCGAGTCCCGCCGAAAGGGATTTCGATGATGTCTCATCCTCATCTGGTGCCCCCGCCGATCACCGGCAGCGGCGAACACTTTCTCTCCCGCACCGTGCGGGTGCTGTCGGTCACCCAGATCAAGGGGGCCTTCCACGTCGCTCACGTCGAACTGGACAACGGCCGCTTCGGTGACGTGCCGTGCGACCCCGACGTGACGAAGGCGGACACAGTGGGCCTGTACAGCACGATCCAGGTCCGTAATGGCCGTGTCGAAGCGCGGCTTCGCCTGCGGAGACTGCACGCATGAACCTGATCACCGAATGCACGGTGCGCAAGGTCAAGCGGGCCGGCAACGGCCTGCGCATCGCCATGGTGGAACTGCCGGACGGCACCTTCGGTGAGCTGCCTGCAGCCGAAGGGCTGAAGCCTGGTGAGCCGGCGCAACTGGCGGTCACCGTGGGCCTGCAGATGGGCCGCCTCTACCCGCGTGCCATGCGCGCCGAACGGAAGGGCTGACCGTGAGCTGCTACCAGTCTGACGTCTACGTGCCCCAGTACAACGAGTACGGCGAAGAGATCGGCGGCGACACCTATTTCACCGGGTGCCACGCGAGCTACGTCGACACCGTCAGCCAGGCGCTCACGCTGTCCGGCGTCATGCAGCCGCAGACCAGCAACTGTGTGGCCGCTCAGTTCGAAGAGAACGGCACCTTCCGCTTCTTCTGCGTTGATGCAGAAAGCGGCGTCGGCCCCTTCGAGTCCTACGCCTTCTACCTGGCGGACGGCACGCCCGGCCCGGCCTACACCGGCGCCAGGGTCGCCTCGATCAAGGGCGGTTCCAACGGCCTCGGCTCCCTGCCCGACTACCCGCAGCAGAAAGGATCAGACATGCAGTGCGTAACCATTGGCGAGGGCGGTGCCCTCGTCGTTCAGAACCCCCAGCCCGCAGACCTCTCGGCCTGCGAAATGGTGGTGCTTTCGGGTTCGGAAGCGATGGGCAACCCCTTCGCCCTGAGCACGGAAGCAGGCGCGACCATCGCGGTCGCAATCATTGGCGTATGGGCTGTCGCATTTGGCATCCGCGCCGCAATCCAAACCCTGTTCGTGAAAGGAAGCAACCATGAAGAAGTACCTGCGTAAGGTCGGTGGCGTCGTCGTCTCCGCTCCCCTGCTGCTGGCCGGCACCGCTGCGCACGCCTCCGGCGGTGGCGTCGATGTGTCGTCCGTGACCTCGGCCATTGGCGGCGCCAGCGCCCCGATCGCGGCCATCGGTGCGGCCGTCCTGGTCGTGCTGGTGGGCATCAAGGTCTACAAGTGGATCGCACGCGCGATGTAACTCCGCTGTAGGCGCAGTTCTGCAGTTGTTGTTCAAGTAGTAACCCGGGGGGCTGCGGTCGGTCCCGGCATTCACCTGGGGGAATCACATCATGGGCGCATACGTCATGATCGCGCTGCTGGGGGCCGCATGGATCATCTTCCGCTACTGAGCGCACGTCGCGCAGTACGCGCGCTTGCCGCCTTCCTCGTCGGCGTCTTCGCCGCATCCTTCTCGCTGCTGGCGCTTGCCAATCCCTCCGCGCCGCTTAACCAGGTCGTCACCTACGCCGGCGGCTACGGCCTGCGCGTTCCCAGTTCCACGCACGGGTGCAGTGGCTCAGCACCTCCATCGCCGTGGCAACTGATGTCCTACTACCAAGACAGCTCACTGCCTTGCGGCTTCTCCGCCTGGTGGGTGCATGGCGCCTGCGACGCGGGAACCGTCATGAACACGACCACCCGGCAGTGCGCCACACCGCCGCCGCCCGAGTGCGCATCCGGCCAGGTCAGGAACACCGTGACCGGTGTCTGTCAGCCCCCATGTGCAGCAGCAGGCACGGCCGGCGGCTCGAACTACGTTTCTCCCTACACCATCGCGCCGACCGCGATCTGCCGTGACGGCTGCAAGCTCACGGTCGGTGAAGGTTTCACCATGCCCTGGAGCAATGGCAGCACGCTCTACGGCGTGCGCGGTCTGGTCCATACCAGTCAGTTCTGCTCCGGGGATCTGAACGGCTCCGGCCCAGGCAACGGCGAAACCGAATCGCACGACAGCCCCAGCGACCCGGACCCGATCCCCGTCACGCCGCCGGACGATCCGCCGCGCTGCCCGACCGGCAAGTGCCCCGGCTACTTCAATGGCTCGTACATGTGCGTCGCCTGCTCGGAGATGGCCTCGGAGAACAAGCCGATCACCACCTACAACCGCACGACCGAAACCACGACCACCGGCACCCCGCCGAATCAGACGACCTCGACGACGACCACGGACACGCGGGCCACGCACAATGGCACCGGCACGGTCACCAGTACGACCAGCACCACGACCACCACGACCGGCCCGAACGGCACCACTACCAGCACCGAAAGCAAGGAAACGAAAGAGCCGAAGGAATCCTTCTGCAAGGAGAACCCCAGCTCCGCCTTCTGCAAGGAAGGTCGCTTCGGGGGCTCCTGCGGCTCCTTCACCTGCGAAGGCGACGCCGTGCAGTGCGCAGTCGCGCGCGAGATCCATCAGCGCAACTGCGAAGCGGTGGCCTCCAACGTCTACACGGACATGGTCGACGCCGCCCAGGCCGGCAGTGACACCGGCTCGACCTACATCCAGGGACAGAAGGACGGCACGCCGCTCGATGTGACCGGCAAGTTCTCGTCCAGCCTGGACGCCTCGCCCATCGCCGCGACCTGCCCCTCACCGCGATCAGTGCCGCTGCCCGGCGGCAACAGCTTCGAGATCTCGTTCGAGAAGCCGTGCGAAGCCGCAGGCTGGCTCGGCAACTTCGTCCAGGCGTTCGCCTATCTCTTCGCCGCACTGATCGTGCTGCGCAACCCGTCCGCGTGAGGTCTGACCATGGCGCTTCCCCTGATCCCCGTCATCGCCGGTGCCTCGCTCGGCGGCATCCTGATGAGCATCGCCACGTCCCTGGTCGGGCGCGTCCTCATGGCGCTCGGCCTCGGACTGGTGACCTACAACGCACTCGACCCGCTGCTCGAGCAGTTCCAGGCGAACTACTTCAGCCAGATGTCCGGCCTGCCGGCGGATCTCGCCGGCTTCGTCGGCATGCTCAAGATCGGTGAAGCGGTGCAGATCATCTTCGCCGCACTGGCCACCAAGCTCTTCATGTCCGGCTTCCAGGGCGTCATCAAGCGCTGGGTGGTGAAGTGAGGGTGTCCAGCAAGGTTAGAGCTGCACGAAAAGAGGGTGCAACGTGATCGAGCTGCAGACCGGCCTGCCCGGTGCCGGCAAGACCCTGCACACGCTGGCCCGCATCAAGGCGAAGGCCGAAGCCGAAGGACGCCCGGTGTATTACTCGGGCATCCCGGAGCTGAAGCTGCCCTGGATCGAGCTGGAAGACGCTACCAAGTGGTACGAGTGCGAAGCGAACGCCATCATCATCATCGATGAGGCTCAGCGCGTCTTCCGGCCACGGGGCAACGGCGCCAACGTGCCGGAGCACGTCGCCAAGCTCGAAACGCACCGTCACCTTGGCATCGATCTGGTGCTGATCACGCAGCATCCGATGCTGATCGACAGCAATGTCCGACGACTCTGCGGCAAGCACTTCCACTCGGTCCGCCAGTTCGGCCAGCAGAAAGCCAAGGTGCTCGAATTCGAGTCGGTGAAGGACAACCCGCTGTCCGCGCGTTCCACCGCACTCGAACACAGCTTCAAGTACCCGCCGGAAGCCTTCGCCTGGTACCGCTCCGCCGAAGTCCATACGCACAAGACCAAACGGCCGCTGCGCTACTACCTGCTCTTCGTCTTGCCGCCGCTCTTCATCGCCGTGGTGGGCTATGCCGTCTCATGGTTCTACGGCCGCACCCAGGGCGAACCGCTCTCCGAAGGCTCGCGCATCGAGCAAAGGCCGCATCAGGGGCCTGCGCAGCAGCCGGCGGGCACCAGCCCCGGCCGCACCCGTGAAGGCCGCATCACCACCGCCCAGTACCTGCAGGACAGACAACCGCGCGTCGACGGTCTGGAGTACAGCGCCCCGATGTACGACGAGGTCACCAAGCCGACCCAGGCACCGTATCCCGCCGCATGCGTGGATCTGAAAGGCAGCTGCCGCTGCTACAGCCAGCAGGCCACCCGCCTGCCCATGCCCGAACACCTCTGCCAGGCCATCGTGAAGGACGGCTTCTTCATGGCCTGGGATACCCGCACACCGGAACAGAAGGAACGCCGGAACGACACCCGCCAGAACGCCCCACTGGTGGCCACCGCCGCCACCGTGACACCGTCCAGCATCGCCATTGAAGCACCGCCACCGCGTGAAGGGCTCAGCGGCAGCACGCAGAAACAGCCCGAACAGCAACCGTATCAACCGCGCGTGCCGGCTACCTCGCCATGGCGCGCCCCCTGA